TTATGCCATTACTTAGTAAATTCTATTTACACTCAAATAAAATAGATGTTGTAATTTTAGTATGGTTATGGATGCTTCTTTTATTCTTTAGTTTATTAAATGTATATCTTGGATTGAATTTAAATATCAACAATCTATTTCAAGTTAGTATATTTTCCAGCCTTGCTGTGTACTTGCTTCTAGGGAAGATAATTTTAGATAATCAAGTTAACATGACAAACTCAACAAAAATAATGTTAACCATTATGCTGACTGCATGTACGTTTGCGACCGCTTTTATAACAAAGAATATTTCTGTTTACAGGGGACCGGTAAACCAGATGTTTTATGATAACTCGTCTTTGTTTATTGCCATGTCTGCAATATGTTTTATGGTGTTCATGATAAACACCCCTGTTAAAAACAAAACGATATTACACATAGTGAAATTTATTTCTCCCTGCACACTAGGGATTTATCTTGTCCATCCATTAATCATTGACATACTCAGGAGATTTTTGCTTGATAAATATTCGATCCATCCAGAGATGTTTATCGTTATTCCTCTTTCTTTTATCGTGTTCTTAATTTCATTAGCCATCGTAGTTTTTTTAAGAAAATTTGGGTTGTCACGTGTAATATGACAACCAACTATATTAAATATTTCCGTTCAGCGTGCGGAATGAGTATTGTTTATCCAGGTCTACTGGGGTAAATAATCCGTACATTCTGCTCGCTGCGTAGTCTGACTCAGATGAGAAACCGCCAACATAAACATGCGAACCTGCCCCTTCACATGCAATATCACCTGCTAATGGTCCTGAAAATGCGGTGATAGAAGATGTTCCGCTGTTGAATATGCTATTAAATGCGGCGTGAAGATCTGGTTGTCTGTACGCCCGTCGTATACGCCTTCCGGTATTTATATCAATAATAGACCACCATAATCGGCCTGGAGCGAATCCCATCGCAAAATGATATACGCCTCCTGAAGCTAACGCTTGCTCCGTTGTCAGATCGCTTGTTAACGTTTGAGTTATACCATCACCGGATAATAATATTGCTATAGTCTGCACACCACTGGAGTTAACTATAAATTGCATAACAGCAGAGTTTCCAGAGGGCGAATATCCACTCCCCAGAGTGAAAGCTGTCATAGTTGTTGCACCCGTAAATGACGGGATTAGAACAAGGCCGATTGTACACCCATGTCTCGATACTTTATCAGAAAATAATAACTTATCCTTGTTTGATTGCGTTAACTTAAGCATGTTTCCTTGCCCTAGTATCGAAGGAGCGCTTACATATGTTGCGGTTGTAACGACTCCGTCAAATGTAGGAATATTGTTTTTTACGCTTCCTGTATATGTATAATAGTTTTTTAGGCCATTTATTATTAAATCACCAGAATATGGCTGAATAAGATTATTGTCACCCATGAGTCGTTCGCTGTTTACTTCTGACTCGTAAATACCATTTATCAATACGGTACTATCGGAACCAATACACCTCACATTTCCGGCTTGTGAATTTAGATCATATAGCGATGTAGCAGCATAGTTACGGCAAACATAACCATCTACAGTTACTATACTGTTTTCAAAAACCATATTATGGTATGACAGATTTGATGATGCACTATTTCTGTTAGTATTCAACCCACTGATAGCAACAGTTGAATTTTTAATATACAATCCATCGTATGCACAGTCCTGTAACTCAACTCCTGTCATGTTTACATTTTGTGAATTAGAAATACGTAATCCTGAATATGGTGTTTCATTTTCTGAACCAGCCCAAATTAATTTGGCACCTATAATTCTGCAATTACCAGCACCATCAAGCACTAAGCATTCCTGCCCACACGTATCAATTTGAAGGTTTGTCCATGTAAAATCGGTAGTTCCGATCTTAGCCCCGGTTTTTTTAATGTTTCTTATGAATAATCCATGCGTTGAGACGGAAAAATTCGTTTCAGGATAATCAAATCCTAACTCGTCAAATCCTGTAATGTGAACATTGCTAATGTAAAGATCCCTACGAACGTCAGGGGCGGTATTGAATGGATAGCTTGGTGCCCCACCTGGGTTTCCTGTCTCCATCGTTACCCCGCTTGTTCCCGCAGTTATTCCATCCCCATACAGGCCACAATCGGACAAATAAATCAGGCTGCAATCCTGAGTAATTGTCAGTAACGCGCCTGTTGCCCCAGATATTTGCTCTATCCTGGAAACGTGTAGACCAGACCCAGATAGTGAACACGACTTGTTATTTAGCTCAAGATTAGATGCTTTCCAGACATTTGTGCCAAGCTCAGCCGCCCTGCCACATTCAAGCATCTTTTGCAGTGCTGCTGTATCATCAGCCACGCCAGTGGCCCCAAACATAAACGGATTAACCTTATCTGCATTAACCCGTAACCATACAGAACCACCTGCTGTTTTTATTACAACACCATCATCATCGGTATAGCCAGTTCCATCAAGTACAGCTCTGAATACCCCTCCACCAAGCCCAGTTCCGATCGTATGCTGTCGCAACGTGATCCTTTGACCATTTTTTTCAGGTTCTATTGTTCTTAGTGTCAATATATCAGGGCACTGACCAATAAACTTAAATCCATCATTTGCCGCTAACTGGATCATTACATCAGTAGCCGAACCAGATTCAGGCAAAACCATTATCGGATTTCCAGTATCATCCATTGCAACAATCTTATTCTTACGTTGCTCAATTCCCGGCAATGCTGGTATCGGCTCAGGGGTTCGTAGCGTTCTGCTCAGGTTTGTTTCTGCGACCCCATCAACATATTTTTTTGTAGCCGCATCCTGCGGTCTTACAGGGTCACGAAGGTTACGAATATAGTTGTCCATTGCGTCGTAATAGTTAGCAACAAATGACGGCTTACGTAGCGCCAGACTAAACCAACTACGAACCTGCTGAATCAACATTGTCAGCTTATCAAACGCATCCTCATGCACCTCAGCAAAGAACTTCCCCTGGTTACGGAGATCTGTTTCCTGCGTAACCGACAGTTCACGTGATATGGAAATCTGGTAACCATTAGCCAGAGCTGTTGCAAGTATTACATTACCACCTTCATATCCCCCTGCGCCGGTTACTGTGTAGTCAGTATCCAGCGTCAGAACAGTGATGTTATCGTTCAGGTCAACAACCTGTACTACCAGATCAGATTCCTTGAAAACCCTAAAGGTATACGGAAATGATGTCGTAACACCGTTACCGGTGTATTCGTTGTGGTTAACTTCGGTTGAGACCGTCATGTTAAATCTCCAGATAGTCGCAGCACCCGTTGCGCCGCATATCCGGTTATTCTATTACCTGAAAAACCACATATGGATAGATAACACATAAATACGAACAGATATTACCTTTCAGGTGATTCGCAAAACGTGCTGGATAGCAAACAAATTATTTGCTACTGTGTATTTATACAGTTATTGCATGGAGAAGATAAGATGCCGCAGTATCACTATCCACTGGAAGACGGATTTACCGAAAGGATTCACACGCCGGGAGGCGTCAGGTCACTGGTGGAGGGATCGCACTTGATGAAATTACTCCGGGATCTCGATAAGGATGGATTTAATGTCGATGGCCCACTTGCCGAACTGACTGCACTGATTAACTACGTCACCAGCTCACAGATGTCCATGCGGGATCTGCAAACACATCTCGACTATTGTGCCGAACAATTACGAAAACAAACCAGATAAGGTTTGCAATTACCAAGTGGAGTGCTTATATTTACCTTTGCGGTAAATATAAGCACTCCTATTGTGCCATAGTAATCGGGCACTGGCAAAATCCAGTGCCGGGATTGGCGTCCCGGGTTACTAAAAGGCGCATTCACCGCGCAAGCGGTTTTTTTATGCGTATAGCACGGTCACATTCGTATTATGGTGGGCTGTGTGGGGGCACCGAAAGGTGCGCCGGGTCCTTTTAGCCGGTTACGCCAACCCTGCACAGTTCACCACCAACCGATTGGCGTAGGTAGTGGTGATTAACCAGACTAAAAGGTAACCACTATGACAGCTACAAAAAGCACGTCCATTTTTTCTTTCGAATCCCAAGCCGATATACGGGTAATCGTCATTAATGGTGAGCCATGGTTTATCGCTTCAGATGTTTGTCGGGCTATAGGCATAGCAAACCATCGAGATGCTGTTCGAAAACTTGATGATGATGAGAAGGGTGTCGCTTCAACCGACACCCCTGGCGGTGAGCAAGAATCGATCATCATCTCCGAGTCAGGACTCTACACACTGATCCTCCGCTGCCGCGATGCGGTGACACCAGGCACTATCCCCTACCGCTTTCGTAAATGGGTTACAGGTGAGGTTCTTCCTCAGATCCGCCGCACCGGAAGTTACATTAAAAACTCGCTCCCGCAGGAAGAACGCATAAAGATGGTTGCCGACCAGGTAGCCAACGCCACGGCGTCAGCAGTAATGCAGGCGATGAAGATAGAGAACAAAACCTACAGTGCCCCACTGAAGCCCGGCTACCGTAGCCTGATTCATTCGCCGTCTGGTGTTCTCGGCCTGACGGAGCACTCACTGCTGATGAATCTGCTGAACCAGTTACAGGACGACGGGCATGATGTATCAGGCGCGGCGGCGGAGCTGACCACCATGTTCTGCTACATCGTCGGTGTGAGCAAATGCCTGCGTGATATCCAGACGCACGCGGAGTACATCAACGACAAGGCAGGGTTCTTCTGACGGGCGGAGGCGGCATTCGTTAAAAACAAGGCCGCGAAAGCGGCCTGTGACATGTCACGCTCACGTTATGACAAGCCTATGTACCCTGCTACACCAGATAATATCAAAATAACTGCAACAGCAAATTCGCCATAGTCAATGATACATTTACGGTTCATAACGCCAAGTGCAACAAGCGCAAACACAACAAGAATAAAAGCAATCATTTCTCATCCTTATTGCGGAGTGACATCCTGTGGTCGCCACCAGTATGTCTGGTTAAACTCTTTCTTCGAACGTTGCTCCATTTTACGCAAATAACCTGGTGAAAAATACTCCTGCATCTGGTTAAAGATCATGTGATCGAGAGCCGCCTTTAAGTACCAGAGATTCGCACCTGGCATCAGACCTTTCCCCAGCTTAACCAGATCACCACCAGTCTGCTCATTCTTCCCTTCCACAGCATTTAACGGTATGCCCTGAGCAATCTTCACTACGTCATCAACCAGACCAGCTACCGGGCCAAGCATCGACGCCAGCGCGCCGCTTCCGTACCTAGTGTGATCTGACAATAAAAAGTCACCGTAAAGGCCAAGACCACCACCTTTCAGTAGAGCACCAAGCCAGAATTTTGCGGCATCTCCTCCTGTCATCTCTCGAGGATTACGACCAGACGCAAGGTCGTTAAGTTGCTGCGACAAAGCGCCAAGAATGGTCGTACTGGCAATAAACGTCGCAATATATGCCGCACGCCCACCAGCAGACGGTATACCCATAGCGCGTGACCAGTGACGCATAACAACCGAGATAGGGAACGATTTAAACAGGAAAACACTTCTCGTTAATTCACCTTTCCATGTTCCACGCTGAATACCAGAACCGGTTATCAGTTGCTCACGTGCTCCCGGTGTAATAACAGCCATATCAACTTCTTCAGTTACGGCACCGAGCAGTTTACGCATTGCCTCAAACTTCACGCGTTCAGGCTCACCAAGATGTTTAACTGCTGAATCAGGGATACGCATAATGCTTTCCGGTGTCAGCATCGTATTATTACCGTTCCCCCAGTCCTCCTGTTGCGCCAACTTCCATACGCTCCAGTCTGTGTCAGTAATCCCTTTGCTTTTCAGGATACGAAAATCAGAATCATCGAGGCTACGAAGGTCTGGTGTCCGTGACACTACTTCTCCCAGGCTTCCCATCATGGTTACGCCATAGGCGCGCTTGTGCGCATCTGACCATGCTGTAAGCCCACTGGCACGCATTACCGCCGTTGCCGCCCAACGAGACACTGACGGCCCCATATTATCCATCGCCCAGCGGTTAACGCTGCCAAGTAGAGATTCCATCGCCAGACCAGCGCGGCGCGCCCGCGCAAGTTCTGTACGGTTCGTTGGGTCCATAGCTTCAAGCTGGTTGCGGAATAACTGGTTCATTGGAAGGTTGGTAACCTTCGCAGACAGATACATGGTTCCAAGATCAGAGAACGATGACAGCAACGCGGATCCGAGTCTGCTGGCAACCAGCCAGTTGCGGATATTGTCAGACCATCGCGAGATGTGCGGATTCGCTACAGGCTGTGTCTTTCCGGAAATAAAGTTGTACAGATTCTCTGTGTTGTTCGCCAGCCGCTCGACTTTACCGGTTTTACTCGGGTTAGCTGTTGCCGTTTCTGCCTTCACCTGATCAAGAAGAGAGCGGAAAACATGATCGGGGTTTGGGCCATATGTTTCCACCAGTGCAATATCTTTACTGATACCTTCCAAGTGACCGACCATGATTTCCCATAGAGAGCGATCGCCATAAAGTTGCTGATATTGCAGATAGGAATCTGCATCTTTGAAATGTATCTGTCGTGATGCATTACCACGGTTAGCACGTGCGCCGGAAATTCGCATTCCGGTATCAGTAAGCTTATTCAGCCCACCAGTAGCGATCGTGTTATAAGCCTCTCCAAGAAATGCAGACAACTCGGCATCGTTCATCAGTTGTCCATCGGCTCGGATATAATATTTGCGATCCAGCTTACCTATAACATCGCTAACCCACTTATCCTTTGATACCGCCCCAACCTTTTCCATAGAATGATGTTGAGGGATCCCCCAGTTTTCGAGATAGCCAATGTCCCCACCAGCATCATTAAACCGGCGGCGCAGTAGATCTGTCACTTCTCTCCACGCCTTAGCACCTTTTCTTGCTTTAGCATTGCCAGTATTTTGCCCTCGCATTTCATATACCAGGTCACGCACGCCAGCTTCATCTTCAAACAGGCCAAAAAAGCGAGGATCAACTGCTTCAAATGCCTCTTGCAATTGACTCAATGCATAATCACGAGTGGCTTTTGTTCTGGACTCAACAGAGAGGAAATTCGATTTACCGTCTGCATTAAAAGCAATAGTACGGTTAAGAGCGCCAAGTTTCCCATCAGCCCCTTGATAGCTATTGATAAATTTATCCAATCTCTGACGTGCGGCTATAGTGAGGGCCACACGACGTTTCTTTAATGCCGCTTCTCGCTGTAATTCTTCAGATGCCAATTGTGCTGCACGATATAGCCGCTCTGATTCGGAAAGTTGTCTCCACGACATCGGGTCATCACGAGCAATGGAGCGCATATTTCGATAAATGCGGTCTTCAATGTTCTGTATTTCTCGCGCTGTTAACGTGCGCTGCGCCGCCTGCTGGACCGCTTGTATACATTCCTGTCTCATTTAATTTAACCTCTCAAGAAACACGCCACAGCGACATCAAACAGGCTGGAATCCTGTATTGCCTGCTCACTTTCCCTGTTCGCTTCATCCAGTACTTCACGCGCGCTGCGCGATTGTGGATTACCATCATCATCCAGCACGGTAATTATCATGTCAGGTGATTCAAGCAGCGAGTCTTCAGCTATGCGCAGATCAATATCTCCTGCCTGATCCGCCATCATTTTTTGTTCTGCCTGTTGCAATATTTTATCAGGCTCAAAAGGAGCTACTTCGTCTGGCGTCCTGACATCTGCTGTTTTATAGAATGAAACAGCCTGAGCATTAAGTTCACTTTCTACCTGCAGTCGCCGTGCCAGTTCTGCTCGAGCTTCAAAAAACTGACCACCAGGCTCATGCGGTGCCAACGCGTTACGAGAAAATTCCAGGCGTTCTTGTGCCTGCCGGATTCGTTGGTCAATATCGCGAAGTCTGGCCTGTTTATCTGATCGAGCACGAGATAAAGCCTTACCGCTACCGGTTGGCTCTTCTGCAAGAATTTGTGCGCGCTGTTCAGTGAGATTTTCAATAATTCGTTGGCTATTAGCGATTTCAGACTGGTAAACCTGTCTATCGCCACGCGGCAAAAGCTGCGCGGCCTGTTCTTCAAGCAACCGATTTTCTATAGCGCGCGCCGTTACTCCATCATCTACAGATGACAGAGCCTCATTAACTGCCTGAGACAGCAGACTCTTGCGCCCTAGAATTTCACTGAAAGATGCAGACTCAACAATGCTGGCAACGTCTACAGGTCTCCCCTGGCTAACATCAGACATAGCTTTTCGCAGAGCCTGAATGTGAGAATTGCGCGAAAGCACGTTGCTCGGCACGCCGGGAGCAATATCAATTTCAGCATGATGAGCGGCATTCGCCGCCAGTGCAGCATCGACATCAACTGGTGAAAAATTTGGTGCGCTTGTAGACTCGCCTCGAGAGTTAATAAATCTGCCGACACCACCAAACGCCACCCCAAGAACAGCATCAATAGCAATTGCCTGTCGATCCAACACATCATACTGGTTAGCCATTTCGCTATAGCCACCATCACGAAGCGTTTTTGCAGTAAGCCCACGCTGTGCCATACCGAACGCAATATTTGTACCTGCGGCATAGGCAATATCTGGCGTTGCACGTACTGCTGTTGCTGCGGCGCGTCGCACTGAACTTTCACCCGTCCGCGCAAGCTGAGCCGCCACACCTTCCGCCAGCGCACCACCAGCACGTAACCCGAGGCTCATAGGGATCAGTGTTCCAGCACCAGCAGTAATACCCTGCACTAATCCCGCTTCCTGCGCCGTCCTGAAATCAACACCCTGTGCTGTCAACCGTTCAAACTCAGAAAAACCCTGTAGAGAAGTTACCGCCGCAGCACCTCCGACCGGACCACCGAGCGTTGTACCGACAACAGCCTGCCCGCCCATATCGAACAACCCATAAAGGACCTGCCCGGCGATTCCGGTTGTCGCGGCATCAGGCGTCAGCCGCTTAACCTGCTGCTCTGCTAGTTTTCTCTGCTCAGCAATGTATGAAACTGAAGTGTCATTGAGCGAGGTGTTTTCGTTAACAAGCTGAGCAATCGGGGATACGATTTTATCCATCCCTGCCCATAGCAACTGATCTGGCTTTGCCACCAGCCCGGAGTACAAACCAGACAATGCCGCTCCTACAGCATTGTCGAAAAAACCAACATCGCTGTTAAAGCCAACTGGATTTAATGCTGCTTCGTCAAGCTGCTGATTCTGGTTTACTGGATTAAGGCCAAAGTAACTCATTGCGGAATATCTCCGGAGAATCTCTGACGCTTCTGTGTCAGATCAAGAACAACGGGAGAACCATCATCTTTTAGCAGATAACCAGTACCAAGTTTCACCAGGTACTGACTATCGCCGTAACTTTGCAAACCATACTGACCAGGCGGTGTTTTTATCCCTGTGCCAACAACTTGTTCATTCCAAGCCTGATTAACCTGCTTATCGAATTGCTCTGCAGACATTCCCCACGGCAAAAGAACATTCCCCATTCCGTTATAGTCATGCACGCCACCTGTAGCTACGTTAACAGCCTGTTTCCAGATATCATTGTCAATTTCGCCTGATACCACGCCTTTTTTCGCCATCACACCAGCGTAATAGTCCTTTGCGATCTCGTATGCCATTGATGCCCCCTGAGCATCACCAGCAAATGCATCCTTCACCATGTCAGAAAACTCAAGGCGAAGATCAGCATCTTTAGGCATCGGAATACCTTTCGCGTCATCAGTACCTTTACGAGCCGCCGCGCCAGCAAGAATTGTCTGCGCAGCGGTTTCTGGAGACACGGAAACATCCGGATTAAACCAGTTTTTTTCTGCCAAAATACCACCTGGCTTATCCATCAGTATCCCGGCAACGGCAGCAGATGGAGCGTTGGCACTGATCTGCTGTAGTGCTGACATATACACCTGCCCACCACCAGTGCTCTGCCTGATGGTATCGAGATATGCTGCCTGTTGGGAAACGGGCGCATCACGAAAGAAAACACCGATCTGATTGGCCTCGTCTTTGGAAAAGAACGTCAGTGGAGTGCCATATGACTTAGCAAGGTCACTGACCTGAGCAGCACGCAAGGCAACGCTCTGTCCAAAGTTATCCTTATTGCTCATGTCGATAGGCTTTGCCTGTCCGGCGGCAAGAGAGAACTGTACAGGATCAGCCTGTCGCTGCTTTATCACCTGACTTGCAGCCGACACAACGTTGTCATAAAGAGCGGCTCGTGCCGCATAACCCTCCCCTGTCTCACCAGTATCCGGGCGTAATTGCTCAACATATGCTGTAATGCTGCTTGTCGGCATGTTGCGGAAAGAGCCTATATACTGTCCGGCGATTTGCGTATTTCTGAACTCGGTATATCGCAGGTTTCCTTCTCTTACTCCATAAGCTGCAATAAAATCAGCCTCACCAGGTGGGTTAGGAAATTCAACGCCACGCATATACGCAGCTGTCGCATCGCGAACCTGGCTGTCAATCATCGTTTTATATTCAGCCTGCTGCTGCCGACGCAGTTGATCCGCCTGTCGCATAAAACTTGCCTGCGCCTCAGGAGATGCCGCATCGAATGCTGCATTACCGGTATAGCGTTTGGTGTTGGTTGGAATTGTTGATAAACCAAGTGCTGCACTGACACCAGCAGTTAACTGCTGATCACTGTATGGCTGGCTACCGTTCTCATGATGGATAATGGCTGCACAAAGCGCCTTCAGGGTATCAGGATTAGATGCATCGAGAGGCTCATCAGCAGAAACGCCAAGTTGTTCGCACACTGCTTTGATATACGACATAGTGTCATTTTTATCAGCAGGCGGTGCCCAGCGATTAATTATCTCGCTGACGGTATCAATACCCTGCCTCTGATACGACATCAGGTTCCGCCCTAATGCACGAATCCCGTGTTCAGGTGTTTCGAATTTAGCAAATCGACCATCATCACCGGTCTGGCCTACCCACGGATTAGTTTTGCTGTATTCGAGATTTCCTGGGTTATTGTTGCGTATGCCACGGGCACGCTCGGAAGAGTCACTATCTGCTACAGCACGGCGAGCTCCAGCAGCAGTATCACTTAACTCGCCATTACTTTGGATGAATGCGGTCGCATTGTTTGCCGACCACTGGGACAATGCAGCATCAGCAACCTTCTCTTTAAACTCGATTTTCTTGGCCTGGATTTGCTCGTTGCTCCAGCCACGTGCAACACCGTACTCCTCAATTTGCTGGAAAGTTTGCTTGTTAGCCAATACGTATGCGGCGTTGTCGCCATACAATGCTGCGGCATTTTTACCATTGTTCAGCAGTGTCGCCTGAAACTGGCCTTCTTCGTAGGCATTAATTTGCCCTATCTCGTGTCGCCCGGCCTGCGTAGTGAACTGAATGCGCTGCTGCTGCGCCTGCTGCATGAAAGCATTACGAGCCTGTTCATCCGGCAGCGACATAGCCAGTTGTTCGACCTGAGCATCAAACTGCTGCGTATACTCATGGCCTTTTCCAATAGCATTTTTCCCTTTCAGGTTAAGCAATCCTGTTTCAGGATTATTCAGCAGATCGCTGCTTATCTGACTGAGGTTAAGAGATGCTTCCTGAGCCAGAGCGATATTGGCACGCTGTTTTGCCTGCCCCAAAACATCAATTGCCTCTGTCCCTGCCCGAACAAAAGCATCACCAATACCTTGCTGAGAAAACGTCTGCAAGCCTGCTGACTGAACTCCACGACTCTCAACCTGACGTCCGGATACTGTTGGTACGACTGGCATTATAATCCTCCGGGTAATCTGGTTCCTGCTGCTGCCCCGATTGGCGCAGGAGTGCTTTGAGTAAACGGACTCCACGTCCCACCAAACATCTGGTACGCACCGTATGCCTTCAGAGGCGCAGTGAGCAATGTTGTTGCTGCTCCCACATTCCCCTGTTTACGGGCTGAACTGGCTTCTGCTTTATAGTTGGCAGCCTGGACCTGATAACCGTAAGCCTCGCGTTGCGCGTTATTCACCGTCGTCAGCGAATCAAGAGCGCCAAACTGGGCAGTGTCGCCAAATATATCCAGCGCGTTACCTGTAGATAAATCAGCGCCGGTAGCCCCCATTGTCGCCGCCTGTGTACCAAGCCGCTGTCGGGTCTCTCTGCGTCGTTGCTCAGCTTCAGCGTTACCTCTGTTTATTGCATCATTTGCCTGAGCTGTGGCTATATCTGCGTTCGCTTCTGCAACCTTCGAGGCATACTTTCCCTGTTGATACTGGGTGTATGCCTGAATGCCACTCATGGCGAGCATTGCGCCACCAGCAATAACCGGATCGCACATTATTTTCTCTCCATGTGAAATCTGTGGAAATTAAGACCAAGAGCACCATAAGGCGCGGCTTCTTCAAGCCTGAATCCAAGCCAGTGCAGCCATGCTTTGGCAACATGGTTTCGCTCGTCGACGTAGTTTTCCAGGCGCGGATAAACTGCCAGCATCTGCTGCAATACAGGGCGGCAGTGGCGCAGAAATGTCTTCTGATATTTTTCAATACGGCTGGTTCCTACCAGCCAGGGCGTACCATTGCCACCGATCATTGACGCCGGAGATACACCAAACATGGTTACCAGTTCTCCGTTCGCGAACCCTGACCAGGCCATAGTCGCAGTGCGAAGACCAACGCGCAGCGCATCTTCGGTAGTCATCAGCGATACCGCATACAGTTCGTCAATATCAGCCTGACGAACATCCGGCAAAATCATCTGAAGATGCTCTTCGGTAGCGGGAATAATTTGAACATAGATCATCAGAATCCCCCAACAGTAAGGCGAGGAATAACGGCAAGAACAGACAGCGGCAACGGGTCAAGCTGACGGATTTTTACACGCCCGTTTTTGCCCCAGTTACTGTCCAGTTTCACTTCTACTTTTCCGGTAGCATCATCAACAGGATCATCGTAGAACTCGAATTCACGCTGTGGATATTCGTACCATTTACCGCCGGGCGTAGTCGCCCAGATTCCGCGACTGGCATTCACAACCAGAGTAACGGACGGGATCACCTGTTTTTTGTCCAGCAGCGTTTCCTGTCCGTTAATGTTGATATCCAGTGTTTCGAATTCAGCAGTTATTGGCAGGCCGATGTGCACAACAGCCCCCGGTGATTCCAGCGTGACGGCACCTCCGGAAACCACTTTTTGTGGTTCCACGTTCGCATCAGAGAGGATGTTTACGGTCTGGCCTTCAAGATGAGACAAGCCGCCAAATGTCCGGCGCGCCATCTGCCAGTTCGTGGTGGCCACATTCCTGAGGGATGGCGGGACGTTCCTGTTAGCACGAACCACTACTGCGGTATTGCTGGTTACAGAAATAATGTCGCAACGTAATTCTTTTGACACTTCATAGCCAGTATCAGGATCAGCTCCGGTATAAGGGAACTGTAGTTGCGCACCAACATCACTACTGGTGAAGTACGCACCACCAGAAACACTGATTGTATATTCCGCGAGGTAATCCCATTCGCCAGAACCACCAGTGATGGTCATCGTTCTGTCAGACGTGTTTCTTCCATCATAGCTAAGGCCAGAATCAACAAAGAAAGCATCTTCATCGCTGGTAAATAAACGGCTGGACAGTCGCTCGATGTATCTCACTGTTTGCCCGTTAACGGTTCGGTTAACGACGAAATACACCGCATCTTCATTTCCTTCGCTGATACTGCATGTGCTTTCATATTTTCCGGTACTGGATTGTGGTGCCCATGCAAAAACCTGCTGATCACGCAAATAGGTCATCACCAGTAATTTACCGTCATCACGAATGCAGAAGGCGCTGGAGTAAGGGACAATAGAGAAGCACCAGTCAACAATGCTGTGCTTCTGAAAAAGATGATTGGCAAGGATGGTCAGGTCGTTCCCCTGATAGCCGTCAACATCGAATGAGTAGGCCAGATCACGGACAACACTGCCTTTCTCCTGGACGAACAGAGCAATATTCGCCACGGCAATTGGTGGGACGTTGCTTGAGCCATTTGATCCCTGAGAGCTGAATGCAAATGATGATGGGGTTAACACTTTGTTCTGGTCGCCGGTGATGACGTACTCACCTCCGGAAGTCAGTGCCACCAGCGAACCGACATCAATCAGGTGGCGGATCTCATTAACCTGACGCCCGGCATAGGTGTAGATAATTCTGTCGTCATCCTGCGTAGGATTGCTTTTGCCAAAATCCTTATAATCCCCAGTACGGCTGGCCCAGATAGTCTGAGGGAACGCTGTCGATGCGGCGAAGTAAAGACGTTGTTGATAATAAACAACCGTGCCAGGATAACCGTTAACACTGTTCCAGGCATATTTAGCCCATTTATAGCTGGCATTATCCTCGCCAACGACCTGCGAAGGGATATAGGAAATCACCTCAGCAGTTGCAGTAGTGCCATTTACAGCAGTTATACGGGCAATGCCAAAACCACTGTGCAGATACTCCCACTCAATGCCAGTATCATCATCACCGGATCCGCCCCAGCCATCCCATGATGTGCCTTCTGTATGCGAAGGGCGCAAAGTGCCTGTTTTGCCTGCTGTAACGGCGCGATAGTAGTTACTGTCTGCACGGCGAATATCGCCAATCGACGTACTCTTACTGGTTTCCCATACCGGCACAGAATCCACTGCAGGCTGTTCCAGATAGAACAATTTGCCTACCTGCTCCGCGCCAAAAATAGAGGCGCTTGCCGTTAACGTAATTGTCCCGGTGCTGGCGCTGGCATAAACCGTCAATGACTCATCAATATTGATATCTTCAAATGGCCCGTTCTTCGTTACCACATCAACCAGTTGCCAGTTGTCATGCGCATAGCGGCGCAGCTCTTTCGGCGGGTATGCCGGGTGAACCAGCGTAAGCACGTCGGCGCTTTGCGTGAATTTAATTCGGAACAGATCGGCTTCAGTATATGGCGTGGCAATTTCATAAATAACATTGCTGCTGTTCAGCACCAACGCACCATCTTTGATAACGCGCATGTACTGGTGTCCGAACTCCAGAGCATAAGTCTGAACCGTCGAGAATTGGAACGGGATCAGGCGGCATTTCCGATTTGGGTATTTGGCGGCACCGACAAAACGCGTACCAGGTCGATTCTCAACGCCGCCATACTGCCGCACGATAAAGTTATCGCACTTGCGCAATGCTACCTGGTACTTCGCCATGTCAATACGCCCGTACAACGACGGTCCAATCTCACCACCGGCAAAGCTGGGCTGGATCCAACTGATAGCCATCAGGACAACCTCGCAATGGTAAACTCATCAACCGGTGGCTGTGGTTCCTGTGATTCATTCTGGCTATGCGAGCCAGCACTAAGAATCACGCGATTGTACATATTGAGGGCAAACGTACCGAGGTCTGCATTCCCAGTCAGCGCCATGTTAATAGCTGCCGCAAGACGCCAGGCCAACGCCTCCATAAAAATGGCATCAAACATGTTCACATCTGTAACGCGAGAGACATACTTGAGCCATGCCTGAGGCTGGTCTGTGTAGATCAACTTTCCTGTTCCGTTGGTGTCTGCACCAACTTCGTACTGAACGCGCATTGCTGCTGTTGGATTGCGTACACCAGGAAGCATAATTTCAGTAATGCGCAGACAATCTGACGGGTACTGGTACGCATATTCCCAGTCAGGCGGTGGATTGCTCGTATCTGCAAGCGCCACGCGTTTGGTAGCAAAGTTCCAGTCAAAATCAGAAAGCACAGCATCACGACAGGCCTCAAAGTGCAGCGAACATTCCCCCGCTTCCTTGCTGGCTTCCGTCAGGCTGTTAATGCTGCGGCTGTTGCCAATATTGGACAGCGCACGATTACAGATCTCTACTACAGAGGCCATCACTCACCTCCGTTACCGTACAGAGTTTCAGCCGCTGATTTTTCTACATCCCCGGAAACAGGAGCGATCGCCATATCAGTGATCTGCAGATCGGCGCTGCGATTAACGCCATCGTTAGTTTCTCTGGCAGACAGGCCTCGAATAACAGCCTTTGCAGTTATCATCACTTCCGTTCCGACGCCCTTAGGTTGCGCCTTCAGCTTATTCAATGTGTCGTTATTAAGAGTGATGCACAGCCCCCACGGGTATTCATCGCGAGTTCTGGTTTCTCCGCTCTCATCCTGGTAGCTGTCAGTGCCGGTTTTGAGGTTTACGAGTTCCATATACACTCCTGCAATAAAGGGGCCGAAGCCCCTTGTCTGATCCGCGAGGCTTACACGCCAAGTTCTTTACGCTTATCTGCGATCTTCTCGCGGAGCGTTTCGGCTTTGGCGTTATGGTGTGGCTTCTCGTTAAAGAGCAATTCGTACTCTTCACGGAGCTTATCCAGCTCACCATCATCTGACACATCGTTGATGATTTTGGTACTGGTTGCTGCCATTGACACCTTTCCTGCTACCTTTGCTTTTGCCTGTCTGGCTGCATCGTTAACAGGTTCCAGTGCGCTACCAGGCTCACCTTCGTATTCGATTTCTGCCCCCTCCGGCCACAGAGTGTTATGGATATGAGAGAGGCGCAGAACGCGGTATCTTGGTTTCTCACCTGACATCGATATCACCTTAACCAGTTACTTTTGAGCGGATCGGATACGGCGTATTGGCATCAACATCAAGACTGATACCAGCAGTGAATTCGCCAGCCGTTAGTGGGCCAGTTGCGACGGAGTAGTTAACACGCAGATATCGCTGAACACCGGCAGGCACCTTTGCAGAAACAACTCGTTTACCTGCTGTCAGGGCGGTCTTTGCCAGTGCACCACTATCATAAATAGTGGTCCATGAGCTGTTATTCTCACTCGTCTGCAACTGGATGTTTACAGTTGCCTCACCACTTGCCGTGGCGGCTTCGTTAACCAGCGCCCAAAACTCAAGCGGGTAACCCACGCCGATATCACGACGTTTTCCGTCAATTGGACCGAGATCGATTACGTCAGTAGAAGCCGCGGTATTCGTAACCGCCTGAGCTTCGGAGAACATCAACAGTTTGTCGGTGATCATCTTCTTTCTCCATTAGTGGGTCTGTTACGACCCACAGGTTAATAACAGGCGTTACACCACGCGGGCTTCTGTTTCCAGAAGCGCATCAGTTTCACGGATTGGTACACCACGGAATGAAGTCCACCACTCGCCTTCAGTCTCTTTTACGCTGATAGCCAGAGATGTTTTCTCCAGAGACTGCAGATCAAGAGCCTGGCCTACAGTGCGGTTCATGTAGAACACCGGGCGGCCCATGCCACGGTTTGGAATGCGATGCAGTGCTTTAACCATCAACTTCGCAATATTTGCGGCAGAGGAAGGTTCTGAAAGATTGCTGACATCGATGTTTGCAATGCGAACAACATAACGCCAGTCACGCAGAGCAAGTCCGTTGTCCCATTTGTAATGGGTGCGATAGCCTTCGTACTTGCCGCCATTAGCATCTTCCAGTGTCACCTGGCCTTTATCTTCCATCTGGATGCCAGCCTTCTTCCCTTTCGGGAAGATGCCATGCACGGTGTTTTCGCCCCACACCACTAACCAGATTGAGGTGTTATCTGTACCCGTGCCACCAGCATCAATGATGTTCTGAGCATTACCCGCAGACAGACTGGAATAGCGGGAGGACAGTCCCATAAACTGCTGAGGGTTAACGCTGGAATCACCATAAAACAGCGTCTGCGCCATCTGCTGATTCATCGCTTCAATAAATGCGCGGTCTTCAGACAGGCGGAATTCGGCGGTATTGCCGTTCAAATCAGCCAGTGACTTATCGACTTCAGCATAGGTTTCCAGCATGCCAACGGAATCGGTGACCTGCACTGTGGTTGATTTGCTTGGCTGTACACCATAGTTCAGCAAACGCCAGGTAGCTGAAGGTAAACCAGAACGAATGGTGGTTCGGTGTCCGGTAGGAAGGTTCCCTTCGACAAAAGGCATATCCTGAAGGATCGGGTTAGTTTGACCGAGAAGCTCGATAATCTTATCGACTTTCCCGTTTGGATCGACGCGCTTACCCCAGTCAGCCAGCGTTAGCGCAGTTAAGCCTTTAACAGCCATTGTCATTTCCTCTCTTATTTGCCATAGAGCACTTCGGCCGCACTACGCTGGCCTTCATTACCACCGGTGACCATGCCATCTTCAGACATCGCCTTTCCGATTTTCACGAACGTTTTGACCAGATCAGGGTGATTACCCAGCCCGGTGGTGTTCAGATATTCTTTGAGTTCAGGTGTCCCGAACTGGTCAAGCGCACGCTGTGCGGCGCTAAGGTTAGAAATCAACTTGTCGCCACCGATTTCTTTGTCAGCTTTTATATCCGCAGCCCACTGCTCGGTTGTTTTCTGCCAGGCTTCTGCCTGGCGCTGCTGAACACCTGCCAGAATCTTCGGATAAGCATCAACCAGCTTTTGCGCTTGCTCGTTGGTCAGGTTTAGTTCTCGAGCCACCGGCTCGAACTCCTTCAACGCTTCTGTATCCAGCTCTACGCCTTCGGCAGCCTGAAACTCGTACTTCTCAGGCGCACCCTCTGGTTTATCGCCGTCCTTTTTTTCATCCTGCTTATCGTTTTCAGACTTTTTGTCATCAGCAGGTTTATCGCCATCAGCAACAGGTTGTGGCTTATCACCTTCCTGTTGTGATGGATCACCAACTGGAGCAGGGTTATCACCTGCAGGCGCTGACGGTTCTGACGCAGCCGGAACTACTCCACCATCGACTGGTTGCTCATTGCAAAGACGGCGATACAGCAAACGCTCAAATAAACTCATGATCACTCCTGTTCACTGGCCTCTTTGGCCATCTTCAAATACTGTTCAGGGCAATGCGCCATAACGCGCTGAAACAGTTCCAGCGCCAGATTGCGTTGCCCCTCATTAAATGCCATTGCCATAGCGTCCATCGGCGAGATAGCGGAAAACACACGGCCTTTCTCCAGTACCGACCAGACAACCCGACGCCCCTGTTCACAGCTCATGACAAAGCGAATGTCATCAATTTCACGCTGTGCCATGTCACGTTGCTTACGGGCGTTTTCTTCTTTCAGTTGATCGTCTTCGTAATCTGTCATTGTGATTGCCCACCCTGACCACTAACTGCATTCGCCATAGCTGACAAAACACTCGGATCCGAAGTTTTAGCTTCGCTTAGCGTCTTGACCCCCTGTGCCGCCGCCATCCCCATCGCCATCATTTGTTGCTGCTGTTGCTGCTGTGCCCGTTGCTGGCGAGCCTGCTCAACCTGTTCCTGCGGAACAATGACGGTTGGAGACACTCCGGACATATCAGCGAATGCATCGATCGCCTGATCAACGTTGAGTTTGTCGAGAGCTTCTGGTTTCACTTGCGCAAGTTGACCAATGAAGTTGACCGTAGACGCCAGACTGGACAGGCCGATAGACTTCTGCGCCTGAGCCATGACGGAAATGTATTCGACCTTCAGGGGCATACCTTCCATCACGTCTGGCGGTGGCGGCAGCATGTTTTTACGCACCATCATCGAGAAAGAGCGATCAATGAGAGGATTAAGACATTCGTCGTTCAGGCGCTCCAGAACCGGCCCCAACATCAGAAGTTTTTCTTCTTTCATTTCGATCACCGCTTCAACAGGCATTGAGCGGGTATTGATGTTCTGCAACATCATGAACAGATCGACAAAGTAGGCGCTGTTAATGATTTGACGAGTGTCCTGAATGTCTGCTACCAAATCTGCTGTACTGGGGTTAACCAGATAAGCAGGCCTGAAGCCATCCTGACCAGTAATCTGATCGATATACGTGATGTCGCCAGGAAGAAGGGAGGCGCGCTGATTCTTGAGGGAAGTCGGAGCAACCATCGGCGGATTGGTGGCTTTATCAATCAACTGCGACTTGCGCTTCTGGAGAAGCTGCAATGCCTTAACAGGTCCAAGCGCCAGCATACCCGGGCATGATGATCCATAAACATCTTCGCCATTAACTTCCCAGCGCGGAGCCATAATTGGAAACTCATCGAATCCGGACTCACGCAACAACTTGTCGTTATCGCCACCAACCTCGTAATAAACCGATTTGAATGGCTTGTTCTTGCTATCCAGCTTCGATGTATCGCGGTCAATGTTCGGGTAAACCGAATGCATCACTTCAATCCACTTCTCGTAGGTGCCGCTTTCCCACATGCTTTTTACGGATTCGCTGACGTTATTTAGTCCGAACTCCTGAACAAGCTGACGAACAGTCATAGAGAACTTGCGAAAACAGGTGTCCACACTGCCACGAGGTGAGTTAGCCAGGTAGTAACTGCCTATCGGGAATGGCATTGTACGAATGATGTCCTCGTCATCATCCAGCACCGCCATTGCGCCAGTGCTGTATGTGCCGAGGCTTCCGTATAACTGCGGCAGCGACTGATAGAGATTCGACTTATTGAACATATCGTTCATGCGGTTCTGCACCGCCTCAAGCCACAACTTAACAGGGCCATAATCCATCATTTCAGGATCTGGCGTAGCCAGGCGAAACCACGGACGCGCGGGGCTTGTGATGCCTGACATCATGCCGCTGGCGAGAGTGCGCGCCGCCATAGTCCCGGTCGAATCAATAATGCGTGTATTGCGTCGATCGTTACGGTTGACCTCAGAAGTCAGAAAGCGGGAACCACGCGGGTTGATGTAATCACTCAACTCGCGCCAGTGCGGCTCGAACGACTGACGCTCGCTTTCAAGTTGTGCGAACTGTTTGTTCAATCGCTCTTTAGTTGTTTCCGCCATTTCAATGACTCCGGTTACTGACCAAGCAGCGTTTTACCGCTGGTATTAGCGGTTGATGTGTCGCCCTGAGAACCGGTAAGCAGCGTAGAACTACGACCAGCAGCAGCGCGACGGCGACGTGTTTCTTCGTCGCGGGCATCAACAACGGCGGCATCCTGCTCCTGTGGTGCTGCCTGAACTTCTGGTGTTGCAGGCACTGATGGTGAGCTACCCATGCACATATCAATGACTCCGTACGCAATTAAATTATTACCAATTTAACCACATATGATTTATTTATCGTAGATAGTTGACATTTAACGCACGAATTATTACCTTTCAGGTAAGCAAAGAGTTCATTCCGGTTATTAACCTGACTGGCTTGTCGTTAAATTGAACAGGTGGAGTGAGCTTTTATTTTGAGCAGTACGGCGTATGGCACATGCGCCGATAGCGGTCTGGATACGTTTAAGGGGCACCCTCCCTTGCTCGAGCAAACGAACCAGGTAGCCGGAATGTGCAAGTCGAGCGGTTTTATTCCGCGCACGGGGATTCACCATCCCGGCGATTCGGTGTGACGCCTCGGAAGAGACGAGGGTACAACGATGAGAGCATTTATGGAGCCGCGACAAAGTGTGGCGCCTTAACAGGCTAAGTGCTCTCAGCGTTGTGGCATTAGCTCAGTTGGACAGAGCAACCGCCTTCTAAGCGGTTGGTCGCAGGTTCGAATCCTGCATGCCACGCCAGAATCACGCCTAAGGACCGTGATGCCAGAAGTTCCAGGGGCTTGGCGGTGATGGTTTCCCTTGAAGGACTATCACCGCCCTTTTTACAGCAGGACGCCATTGCGATGACTTCATGCTGTAAACCAGTACAGCCACGGAAGGCATAACTCATTGCTTCCAGTTCGCCCGGTTCGCCGGGCATTTTTTTAAGGTGAGATCAGACTATGAGTGACAAAGACATTGAATCTGAAATTCAGGCTAAAGGTTTAGCCGCGCCGCGCGTTACGCCAGACCATATCGAGAGCATTATTGCTCAGGAGGCATATTTCACAGCAGAAGATGGTGTCTTTGGCGTAGCCATAAAAGCGAAACATACTGGCGGAGAGGTAAACTACCAGCCGCACGAATCACTTTCTCTGCTGACGTTCTGCGTTCTGGTGCTGCGCAACGGCTTCACCGTCACCGGAGAGAGCGCCTGTGCAAGCCCGGAAAACTTTGATGCGGAAATTGGTCGGAAGATTGCCCGGCAGAATGCTGCAAACAAAATCTGGATGCTTGAAGGTTACTTGCTGAAGCAGAAGTTAAGCGAGCAATAACACCGTGACATGTCACAAACAGCCAGCCGATGAGCTGGCTTTGTTTTATCCTCACCAGAGGATATCTCCGTCATTATCCCCGCTAACGGATTAAGCATAGGGATCGTAATCTGTAATGGCCTTGCCTTGCTGGTTCTGCTGCCCGGGAATTCGCAGACGCTTAGACACAGGGAACGCAAACGTCAGCAGTAGCGCATCGCCTTTACCCGGCGAACGCCCAAGCCGCTCCTTGATATCTTCCTTCGGTTCGATAACGATTTTACCGTCCACTCGAACTTTGTACTCTGCCGTCGACAGGTCGTCCGCTGTTTCCTGGTCATCCAGCATCCCGCCCAGCCTCAGCCATGTCTTGCATGAGTTGAACATCTCCCCACGCTTGTTGAGCATCTGCGGGTCAGTAGACGCGCCACCGAACGGAACAAGTTGCCATGTACGACCCCAGCCGTCACCGATTGACTTCAGACCAGTTCCGTAACCGAAGTCGATGAACACTGCGTCAGCCTGGTACTGGTCTTCAAAGTCAGCGATACGCTTCGCCATAATCAGATCGTCAGTGGTCTTGTTGCCAGTCCACAGCACCTTACTGTGCAGCCCCTGCCGCAGGTATATCACAGCGTCATCAACGCCGGAGTATGCCGGGTCAACGCCGATTATCACCGGAGCATGTGCAACCTGCGCAGCGGTTACCACCCGTTTCATTGCCTCGTCAGTAAGGCCGGTAGGGATAAACTGCAATTCAGATGCATCCGGGAATATGCCGCGCACACGGATTTTAACGAAGTCGCTGTCTTCCCCGTAGTCATCAACCCATTTCTGCAACTGCTGTTTGTTAGTGCCTTCCACCGTCCGGCTGTCAATCTGCGCAGTTTTCCAGCGGTGTTTATATTTGCGGAAACATTCGCGGAAACGCCCGGTGTTACGTGTAGGGTTTCCGAATGCCACCCAGATAATCTCAGTGTCTTCGTCCGTCAGCGCACCCTCTGCTACCTCCCACACCAGATCGGCAATGTTGGATGCTTCGTCGAATACCACGATGATGCGTTTGCGCTCGTTGTGTAGTCCGGCGAATGCCTCAGTGTTGTGCTCAGACCAGGGGATTGCGTCAGCTCGCCACCGCTTGTCGTGCCCAGGG